CCGGATTGGTCGGCGGAGACCTGACCAGTCCACAGTTCGGCGGTTTTGAAGACCTTGTTGCCGGCCAGTGAAGAGCCGGAGTTGGTCAGGGCCGCGAGCGTGTCGGCGATCCATTGTTCGATGATCGATGTTTCACTGCCATCTCGCATTTTAGTTTACATCCTTTATTTTGGAGATGGAGTCTTCGATGGCTTTGCCGATATCATCGAGCGATTCCATGACACCATCGTAAAGTGCGCCGGTGCCCTGCACAAACACACTGGTTACCAACACGAACAGCGGGCGGAACTTGCCCCGCTTGCCGTTTCTGCGGCCAAACAGGAGCTGACCTTTGCTCTCCACAAAAAAACCATCTTCCACCTGGCGGGGCGATGAGTATTTGGGGACGCCGGCTCCGGTGAGGTTCTCGCCGATCGGGATCGCAAGGAACCGGCCTGTTTTCGGGCGAATGGTCATCTGCTCATCGCCGAGCAGCCACTTGTATCGGTCAACTGTCGAGCCATCGGGTACGCCGACTACCAGGTGGAGAGGCCCGGGCATCCAAGAATCAAGCTCGCGGGCCAGCGAACGGCTGCGTTGTTTGAGCGCCTGGCCGGACAGGTAGTCGCGGGCGGTCTTGCCGACGGCGATCTTCCCGCCGGTAGCCATGCCATCAGATGCAGCCTTTTCGATGTCGCGGCCGAGAGCGAGCAGACTATCGCGGACGCGATTGTATTCGGGGCCAAGTTGTATCGTGATCAGCATAACGGATGCTTTATGTAGCGGGCCAGGATGTCCTGGACCATGGGTAATAATTGCATGGGCGACGATTTGGCGATTGAGCCGCCGGTGTAAGAGACGGCCGTAAGGCCGATATCATCTTTACGCTTGAAAATAAAACATGATTGCTCGATGGCCGCCTCACGCAGATCGTTTGGCAGGGCGGTTTCCCCGACGCCCGGGACCTGGCCGGCCGGGCAATAGCCGCCGCGATATATGATCTGGATGCTGTCGTCAATCATCGGCCAGGTCAGGCCACGGCGGTACAAGATACCGGTGCGGCCGTTGGCCAGGAGCCGGTATTCGGTGTCGGCGACCAGGGCCGTGGCATCATCGTAATTATAATCGATGGCGATTTTGACGGAGGCGATGGAGGCGGTTGGGTAATAGTTAAGCTGGAGCCGCGTACCGTAACCGCCGAAATATTCGGTTACGTTGGCGGCGGTGATTATCAGCGGACGGGCTATGTGCGATTCGAATACGGATGTGACAGATGTGATGATGCGGCCGATGGTCTGGTCGTTATCGGTATCGGCGGCGGCGATTCCGAGCCGGTCCTTGACATCGGTCAGGGTCGCGAGCTTGCCGATCGATGAGGTCGCGACCAACTGGGCGGTGGCGGTGGTATCTTTATCTTCCGCGCATAAGGCCCGGACGCGAACGAACGCGGCCGATTCGGTGAATGCGCCTACCGCCGCCTTGCCAGTAGAGATTGGGACGGCTGGGACGCCGGCGTGCTGATCGGTGAGGATGGTTGTGCCGCCGTCGGACGATGTGTCGATCTGGATATCGGTAAGGTCGTCGGCGCCTCCGCCGCCCGCGTTGGCGATGGTGAGCGTGAAGCCGCTGACAGCCTCAATATTGGTCCAGTCTATGAGCGTGGCGAGCGAATCGCCTACGGCTACCGGGGCGGAGGTCATGGTTACAAGCTCGGACATAAGTGCTTTCCTTCTTACTTTAGATGATAGATTTTATAACGTTTTTTTTCGGTAGTCAGATCCCGGATGAAACTGCTTGTCCGCCGGCGTCGTCTGCATCTTCCGGCCCGCTGTCGGCTGGGGCAGAGTCGTCGGCAGGGGCGGACTGGACTTCGCTGACCGGTTCATCTTGTTTTGTTTGTTCATATTTGGATAGCTCCTGTTTGGCCTGGTCGGCGGCCAGGCGGGCCTCTTCTGCAGTTCTGGATTGCAGGTCAACTTCGGCTTCGGCGGCCATGTACAGACCGTTCAGCTTCATGGTAGTCAGCCTGGCGGTTTCCACTTGCTTGTTCAACTCTTCGAGCTGGGCGGTTTGCCTGGCAAAGCTGGCGATGGCTTTTTTGTTAGTCTTACCGGCGAGCCGCGTAATGTTATCCGCACAATCGCCTTGCTTCTCGATCAGCGATACGTGGAGGCTATATGCTGCGTGATATGCCTGCTTTGCATCGCAAGCGATCCTTACTGCGGTGGCGACCTTGTCGGCGGCGAGGATGTTTTCCTGATGAAGTTGCAGGAACTTTTGCTGGGCCTGCTCGCGGGCACGGGCGGCCTGGTCAACGCCGGCCTCCCAGGGCGAGGCCTCTGGCTCGTAAACATCCGCAGGCAAACTATCGAGAGCATCTTCGCTTACATCGCGAAGCTCACCCTTGATGTACATGTTGATACCTTGGTTGCAGCTTTTTAAGATTCTGACCCACATGGTTTTGGCTCCTTAGTCTTTATTCTTCGATATAGCGGGTTAATAAGAGTCACGGGGGACGCAGGTGCGTAGGATGCTCTGCGCCCCCGTGACACACAATTCAAATTACACGACGATATTCTCTATCAAACCCCGTAAGGTGGCGGTGTCGGGCGCTACCTGCGGTTTGGAGAGGATGCCGATGATCGTCGCGTTCACGCCGTTGGTGCCATCGCCCGAATGCGGTACCTGGACCTGCATGTAACGCTTGTGGGCCGCTCGCAGGTCGATGTCGATCGCGAAGATCGAGTCATCTTCTGTCGCGGCAATCGCGTCCGCCAGGGCGGCGCCGGTAACGGCAGTATAGGTGCCGCCGGTGGTGTCGCACCCTTCAACAAGAGGCGCAGTGGTTTCGGCGGTCGAGCCGAGCGCTGCGTCTATTGTGCCGGTTATGATCAGGATTTCCAGGTGGCCCCACTGGGCGCCGTTCTGGCACGTATCGATGTACGTGTTGCCGGTGAGATCGCCGTTGTCTTTAAGCTGCGGTGGCGTCAGCAGCTTGACAAAGGTTTCTTGCATTTCTGCTATCATAATAAAACCATCCTTTCAAAAAGAAGTTAAAGGTCATTTAACAGGTACTTAACAAACACTTAACACACGTAAACTTAGGCGATATCCGCCCAAAGTCCGACGATTGGGCCGGCGTTGGTAGTATCGCCTACGCCGTGGTTGTTGATGGCGATCCGCTCGGTGCCCATTATGCATACCTGCCGTTGCAGGAAGCGGACCTCTCGTGAGGTCTCGATGGTCAGCTTGCGGCGGTCGCCTAATGCGGCGCCGAGCTTGAAGTTACCATAAAGCAGCGGGCAGTGGTCGGCGGACTCTTTAACCTTTGGCATGCCTCCGCCGAACTTGACCGGCTGGCCAAGGAATATCGGCTTGGTCAGGAAGTCAGGCCGCAGTATCTCGGCGGCGAACGAACCGCCGGCGGTGAAGGCGGCGTTGAGCATGACGGTCAGATAGAAGGCCTTGGAGCAAACCCACACGACCTCATTGCCAAGGTCAACATCTGCGTATATAGGCAACAGGCCCGCGACTGCGAGCAGGTCCTGAAGGTCGATAGCCGACCAGGCACCGGGTGTGTCCTGGACTTTAAGTCCCTTAACGTTGGTGACTGTGGCATCGACGGCACGCAGAGCCGCCCGGGCGCCGATGACGTTAAAGTAAGCGGCTGTGCCGTCGCCGACGAACCCGCACGAATCTTCTTTGTTGCCAAAGGCACGGGCCAGGCTGCGGGCTACGATCTCGCCGACCGGGATTGCCGCATCTTCATCAAGATCGCGGTTGACGGCCGCATAAGCGACCCACTCCTGCGGGTTGAGGCCCAGCGATTTGAATTTGAGCGACCCTTCGGTTGCGGCTACACCGGCGGCCGGGCAGTAAACGATGATGTCGGAGGTCTGGACCGGGATACTGGCATCGCCGGCTCCAAGCGGTTGCTCTTGTGCGATTTGGCGATAAGCACTATATGCCTCGATAAGTGATACCAGTCGAGGTATGAATTCGCTGGGAGCCAGCGCTGCGCCGGCGGTAAAGTCGGAAGAGCCGATGGCCTTGATTTCGTTCCCGACCATCATGCGGCGCTCAATGCCGGTGGCGTCGAATGCCTTTTTTGCCTCGGGGATACCGAGGATATCCGACATGACAAAGAGGCCGAAGTTTTTGGCGGCCTGCATCGAACCCCAAACTCCGTTGTAGTTGCCATCGGAATCTTTGATGCTCGACATCCGGGTTGAGCGAAGTAGTTTGACCTGGCTGACAAGATCAGAGACGGCGGTCTCGGTCTCTTTGAGTTTTTTGTTGGCCGCCTCAAGCTGTGTTTTTGATTCGGCTTGTTGCTCCTGGAAATACTTGGCCGATGTCTCGGCTATCTCCTTGCGAAGCTCTTCCTTGGTAGCCAGGCCCTTGACGGTGTCTTTTAACATTGTTTCGATCTTTGATTGTAACTGGTTTTCGTCCATGATGGATTATTTCCTTTCTTCTTTCATAAATTGGTAATTGCTTTCATTAACATTTCTTTGATCTTTTGCTCGGTTATGTTCTCCTTGCCTGCAGGGACGGGCCGGTCGCAAGAGCCATCGAGCATAAACTCTTTCGCAAGCTCGCCATGGTCATGGCAAAGGAGCGATTTGATTTCTTCGAGATCATCGTGAATCTGAATGATGGTTTCGTTCTCGTTAAGCCAGATGGTGATCTGGCCTTTGATTGCGTCGGCGACAGTATCGGCGACAGCCTTGACATCGAGCGGGGCGTTATCGTCGAGTATCCATCCTTTTTTGGCGAGTGCCTCGCGATTGGCCCCGATGAGGACGCAGGATATCTCGACCAGCTCGAGCTTGGTTATGATGAATATATGCCCGTTCTTCTCGGTCTGCTCTTCGTGCCCATCGAGCGGGATAAAGCCAATGGAGACCGCTCGCATGTGTTTGTCCCGGTACAATATCCAATACTCTTCCGCCAGTTCGGTCGTGGCGAAGATAAGGTCCATCTCGCAGATGTGCGCGGTAGCGCGGAAGGAGTCGGTATCCCACGAGCCGACCACGGGAGGCATCCCATTTTCAAGTTTGAGTTTGTGGCAGGCGGGGCAGATGGGATTTTTGGCGAAGTCCTTGATCGCCGCCGCGATAGCGGGCATCTCGATTCGCTCGTTGTCACGGTCGATCTTGTCAGATGAGATAACGAAGCGGATGGTGCGAGTTTCCGTATTGATGCCCTTCTCGGCAACGTAGCCCAGGAAGTGCCGAACATCTTTTGTGTTTAAAGGTTGCATTTTATATATCCTTTTTCGTTGGCTGGTTTTTGCGCATAAGATCGTACGAGTAAAATGTCATGGCCGGGTAGCGAGCCAGCCCGAGGCCCTTGCCATCTTCGATCGCCGCCGCGATCTCCAGGCAGCGGCAGTTGGCGATGTTTTTCGCCGACCCGCTGGGATCGCCGGGGTAGGCGAGTGCCTCACCATCGACAATAAATGGCTGATCGAGCGGGATGGGTTTGGCGTAGGTCGCCCCGGCGGCTTTATGCGAATCGCGGACATGGTCATCGCCGGAAGTGATCCAGGACTTGCCAGCGACCGTGGCGTGGCGGAACGATTCGTGCCGGCCGGTGTTTATCGCACCGGCGGTCTGGGTGCGGGCGATGGTCAGGGCACGGCCTCTCGATGCGTCGAAGGTATCAGCGACCCGGTCGGTGAGCTGGGCGAGAGACTCGCCCTTGTCCAGTCCCTCGGTTAACTGTTGGGCTACCCGGTCGCGGGTTATCTGGTTGACCTTTGAGAGCCTGATGTTCGAGACAGTTCGCTTATAGTTGATACGCGATGATCTCTTGACCTGCTCAACGGCGTCATCAAACGCATCGCCGGCCAGGCCTGCCGATTCGGCCAGGCCCTGGCGGACGCCAAGCTCGGCTGCCCTGCCGTAAAAGGTATTATTGATAACACGCAGCTTACCATCTTCCACTCGCAGGTCAAAGACTACAAGGGCGATGATCTCATTTGGATCGGCCTTGGTGGAGATGGCCTTTTGATTTTTAAGGGCAGCCTTCAGTTTGGCGGTGAGCAGCCGCTGCTGATGAACAAAGAATAAGCGGATGGCCGAATTATATTCACGCTCAAGACCGGCCCAGGAGATTACCCAGTTCTTCCACAAACGCAGCCGCTGCCGCTGGTCGGCTTTTTCGGTTTTCTGTTCGGTCAATAAACCCGCCAGCCCACGGGCTGTCTGCGAGTAGTCCTTGCCCTGGTCTCCGTTGTCACCGTCAACTTCGCCTTCAGGTTCGCCTTCAGGAAGCGAAGGGCTGAGGATGCCTTCAGGTCCGGCCTCGGTGATGTAAGATGCCGGAACCTGGCCCATGGGTATCCACCATTCATCGCCCCAGGGGATTTTGGCAACATCATAAGGCAGGTCGTGGGCCTCGATGAGCTGGTTTAGGGGGACACCCGACTGGGTGAACTTAAGGGTCTGCTCGGCGATCTCACGGGTTGCTTCCTGGACGGTAGGATGCACATCGGTATCGAACCACAGGAACAACTTCTCCTGCCGGTCTATAGCCTTGCGGCGGGCAGTACGATAGCCGCGATTGCGGATGCTTGTTGATTTGGATGATAGTTGCTGCTGGTCGGGGCTGAAACGGCCCAGGAGCCCGCTGGTCAGCTCGCCGGAGAGCAGACTGCAAAGAGGGAGGATCGTATTGAAGATGAAGTCACGCTGGGCCGGGCCATGGGCGTACTGCGCCTCGGTGACCAGACCGACCATGGCCGGGGGCACTCCGAATGTGGAACAGACCCTGGCGCCGCTTAGGTTGGTAAGCTCGGCCATCTGCATATCCACCATATTCATTGCCAGGGTCTTGGCGTCCATGCCGCCGGTGAGCAGCGCTGTACGCTTGGCGTTGGCCGAACCCTTGTGGCGGGCGTCGAAGGTATCTCGCAGCAGCCTGATTTCTTCGGGGGTCGGCCGGCCGGCCGTGGTAAGGATTACGCCCGGATCGGCGCCGTTCTCCAGCGATGCGAAATTGAAAAGCGTGGCGGCGTAGATGTAGTCGATATTGAGCTTACTGGCCGTGGCTGGGCCGAGACCGTGGAAGCGGTCGTAAGGGTTGAAATTCTTTACCTGATAGACTTCCTCGATCGAGAAGTTTACCGGGACATCGCTGCCGCGAAACTGCCAGCCAACCAACTGTCCGTCCGTCCGGCCGTTGTGGGTGATGGCGTGCATCTGGGCTCCGCTCACAACGTGTACCTCCCTGGGCGGGCGGCCTGGCTGTTTGTCGATGAATACCCAAAAAACATCGCGGGATAGTGCATAGTGCCCTACGGTCTCGGTTATGAACTTCTGCCAGCTCATGGCCGGGTTATTGAAGATCAGGTCCCAGGCCGGGCCGGACTCGATGGCACGGGCATCGACGGTCGATAAGACTACCGGCATGCCGGCAACCGCGTCGATGAGCTTATTGACGCAGTTGAATACCAGATCGACCTGCTTGTAAGGCCTGGCGGGGCTGGATTCACCTTGCTCATCGCCGAACATTGTGCGCCATGTTCCAATCGCGGCGTCGAGCGAAAGGTCCTTGGCCCGGCTGACAGAGATGGCCTTGTCAGACTCGGGCATCACAAGATATTGACTGTTAAATTCCATTTAAGACTTTCTTAAATCAATACACATTCGGGGGTAACTGCCGGCTGCCAGGCGGCCTCGTTGCAACACGCGCATGCCCAAAACTCATCGGCGTGACCTTCGTCCGTTTGGG